TCAAGAGAAGTTGACGAGCTGAGGTCATGGTTTAGGTACGACAATCCGCTGGAGAAGAAGAACGTGTGCAACCGGTGGGACGAGTTCGGGCCGTACCTGTATTCGTACTTCACGGCGATGCTGTCGATGACCGCGACCGATGACATTGCGGCGATGTTCGGGATACGAGGCCTTACGCCTGATGTCGGTTTGCACGGTGGCGGTGTGCACGTTTCCTACAACCGGGACAAACTCAACGTACATCAGGATTATTCGATACATCCCAAGCTCGGATTGGAACGGCGCATCAACGTCATCTTCCATGTTGAGCCGATGTGGCAAGCCTCGTTCGGTGGGCATCTCGAGTTATGGTCAGGCAAGGACCACCCCGAGAAGTGCATGAATCGGGTGATTTCCAAGTTCAATCGCATGGTCATCTTCGCCACTTCACCCGGCTCATGGCACGGATTCCCTGAACCGATAAACGGTGTCGATTCCATCCGCCGCAAGAGCCTCGCCACCTACTACGTCTCCGAGTTGTCGGATGATGCGGTCGAGCGATACCGGGCGAGATACGCCCCAGCCAAAGACCAAAAAAGTGACGCCTATGTTCTCGGCCTTATCGAGCAGAGGTCTGGTCGGTCGTGAGTCTCTGTGCCGGGGCAATCTGTTTCGGTGATGTCTACTGGCCGCGGTTCGGGGAGAGGTTCTTAGCGAGCATTGAGCGAGCCGACCCGCAACCCGATCAGATACTCATCGTTTCGGACCGTCCGCTCGATGTGCCGTCGTGGGTTGAACTTGTGGTTGTGGCTGAGGGTAGAAGGTTTCTGATGTACAACGATTTGGCTGAACATTGCCGATGCGATTGGCTAATGCCTGTGGCGATTGACGACGAATACACGGCGGATGCGTTCGTTCCGGTGGAATCGGATGCCGACGTGATTTGCTTCCCAGGTCAGCAGGCTGGTGAGGCTTCCTGGGTTGCGATGACGACCGACCCGAACGCTCTGGCGTCGGCGTGGAACGCACCGAACAATCCGTTGAACGGTGGCGTCATCTGGCGCACGTCGACTCTGCGGGAGATACCGGTGCGGGATTACATCTACCACGATGAAGTGCTGTGGGCTGAATGGTCCTACTTCGGGAAGAAGCTGCATCTGGATTCGCGTGTGCGTGTCATCTGGCATCGCTGGCAGGGCTCGAACTCGTGGCCTGCGAACCGTGCCGGTGAGCAGCAGGCTCAGGAGTTCAAGCGCAAGTTGCGTGAGGGACTCATCCAGAAAGGGATACCAGAGTAGGATTGACCCGTCATGGCGATCACCAACGGCTACTGCACCCTCCTAGAAGTCAAGGCCGCACTGCGAATCGGCACCGCTGACACGGTCGATGACGTGCTGCTAGAGAACTGTGTCGGTGCAGCATCACGCCTCATTGATGGCTATTGCAACCGCCAGTTCTGGGCCGTGTCGTCGGCAACCCCGCGAGTGTTTCAAGCGAACAACGAATACTGGACCGACTGCGACGACTTCTATTCGACGACCGGGTTCGTGCTCAAGACGTCGTCGTTCGCCGACGGCAACTTCGATACCACCTGGCAGACCACCGACTATCAGCTTGAACCGTTGAACGGTGTGCTTGATGGACTCACTTGGTCTTACGACAAGATTCGTGCCATCGGCGACTACCTGTTCCCGACCGTCAACGCCAACTACGGTGAGCAGGCGTTGGTGCAGGTGACCGCGTTGTGGGGTTGGGCGAGTGTGCCGGAGCCCATCAAGCAGGCGTGCATCATCCAATCGTCACGCATCTTCAAGCGATACGATTCGCCGCTCGGTGTCGCAGGCTTCGGCGACCTTGGTGCGATCCGCGTCTCTCGATTCCTCGACCCTGACATGGCTCAGTTGGTTGAGCCGTATCGACGCATGCGGATGTTCGCCTAATGCCAGCCACAATCAGCCAAGTCAAAGACGGCTTGAAGGCCGCCATCAATACCGTCTCAGGTCTGCGTGCCTTTGACTATCAGCCCGATCAGGTGAACCCGCCGTTCGCATGGCCGACACTCGACACCGTGACCTTCCATCAGACCGGCATGGCTTCTGGTGGCGTCGTCATGAACTTCACTATCACGTTGATTGTGAATCGCTCATCTGAACGCACCGCTCAAGATCAGCTTGACCAATACATGAACTGGGACGGAGCCAAGTCGCTTCGCGCCGCCATCGAAGCAGACCGCACCCTTGGCGGTGTGTGTTCTGATCTCATCGTCACCAACGCCGAGAACCTCACGAACATTGACGCCAACGACACGCTGTATCTGGCGGTCGATTTCAAGGTCACGGTGTACGCTTAGAACATGGCGAAATACCTCGTCTCCGGACCCTTCCCTGTCAGTGGCGTTCAGCCTGGCGGGCATGTGGACGGAAGCGGAATCGACAATGTAGAGTTGTTGCTGCAAGCCGGTGTCCTCACGCTGGTCGAAGAATCCAAAAAACCCTCAAAAGCCGATAAGGCAGGAGACAAATAGTCATGGCAAAGCTGGTCCTCAAAGACGCGAACATCGTGTTCAACGGCACCGACATCTCGGCCAACGTCGCATCGGTGTCGCTCTCGACGACCGCTGCCGAAGTTGCCACCACCGCATTCGGATCGAGCGCAGTCACCCGCGTCTCGGGTCTGATTGACAACTCGGTGACGTTCAGCATTCACAACGACTACAACGCCATCGACGGAATCTTCTTCCCGCTCGTCGGCTCGACCGCAGTTACCTGCGTCATCAAGCCGAACGGCACCGCTGCAGCTTCCTCGGCGAACCCGTCGTACACCTTCTCGGTGCTCGTCACCGAGTGGACTCCAGTCAACGGTGCGGTCGGCGACCTCGCCACCGCCGATGTGACGTTCCCAATCTCGGGCGCAATCACCAAGTCCATCGGAGCCTGATTCCAATCCACCTAACCTGCGGAGGTACACAATGAAAATCGCGCTCAGCGTGACCACGGCTGACGGCGTACACACGTCCGTCGCCGAGTTCGCCGACTTCGTCAAATACGAAGAAACACACAACGTCTCGATGGCAAAGATTGAAGACGATCTCAAAGTGCGTGACCTTGCATGGCTTGCCTGGCATTCAGAGAAGCGTCGCAAAGTCACCAGCCTCGAGTTCCACGCATGGACTGAGACAGTCGAAGCAATCAGTATCTCTACCGAGGAGGCCAAGATTGGCCCTTTGGAGAGAACTCAGCCCACTGGTTGATCGCCTATTTGGCGTGCGAGACAGGCATCGCGCCGTCTCAACTGTTGGCTGAGTCTCCACGAATGTTGTTCACGATGCAGGCGTATCTGCGTTGGCGTTTCGTGAAACAGAATCCGAACACGCCGTACAATCGCTGACATGGCAGAACTCACCCGCACATCATCGGGAGCTGCGGCAGTCGGTCGCGCCGGTGAAGTTGCCTTCGTCGTAGACGGCCTATTCAAGTTCCTGCGTGAAGCCAGCCAAGCGAACGAGAACTTCAATAGAGAGATGCGCATCGCCGCTCAGGTCGTCGCCCAGCACGTCGTTGACCGGGCGAAAGCCAACGCAGCGTCACAACCCAAACACGGTCCGCAACGCCCCGGTTCGTCAGGTAGGTCTCAAGCACAAGTTGTCGTCGACGGGTTGCGTGCCCGGCGTGACCGTGTTCCGACCATCAAACTCGATCACAACCGCGGCTATCCGTCGAAGAGTCGCACGAATCGTCAGCGAACAGCAGGCATTGAAGGTCCGTTCTTGGGCAAGAAGATACCGAAGCCGGGTACGGCGACGATGGGCATGGTGTTCTACGGTGCCGAGTTCGGTGGCCGCAGACGACCAACGACCAAGCAGTTCTTGCGTCACCGCGGCAGGCAGGGCTACTTCTTCTGGCAGGCGGTCAGAGACTCACGATCCTTCATTGCCATCGAGTATGCCAACGCCATTGAGGGCGTATTGAAGAAGCTTGCGATCGGGGCACGCTGACGCTAGGGTGACCGTAGGAGGCCCGCCATGCCTACTGAAATCAAGGCAGTGAAGTTTGACGACGTCAAGAGCGTCAAGCCAAAGCACTTCGCCATCTCGTGGAACGGGTTGCAATCGCTGCTCGAATCCACGGTGGAGAACGTCGACAAGACGAACCGTGAACTCTGGTCACCGGTCGAGTATTACCACTTGTCCACTCGAGGCAACCGCAACGTCAAGAACGTGACGTGCCTCGTCGTTGACATGGACGGCGAATCATTCGACTACGCCAAGCTCGACGGACTCGAGTATCTCGCCTACACCACATGGTCGCATCAGCCAGGTGACGAGCACTGGCACTTGGTTCTGCCGCTCGCCAAGCCTGTGCCTGGGCACATGTGGAGTGATTTGTGGATTCAGCTCTTGGAGCGAATCAACGTCGCAGGTGACCCGCAGACGAAAGACCCTGCACGACTCTTCTACCGTCCGCAGCATCGTCCTGGTATCACGCCTGGGTTCAAGTATCAGCGTGGCGTGTTCCTTGATCCGGGTGATTTGTCGGTGTTTCGTTCCGTCAAGTTCGGTCCGTCACCGAAGGCGGCGACATGGCGTGAACCGCATGAGAGTCGTCGTGTTGCGGAGATACTTGATGAACGCTGGTGGAATGACCCGCAGGATTTGTCGCGTTTCAACGGCATGACCCAGACGGAGATTGCTCAGTCGCTTTTGACGGAGTTCAGGGAACTGCGAAAGACGCTCAATCTCTACTGAGTAGAATCGGTCGTCATGGCCGTGTCACGCGAGTTCCTTGTCAAGCTCGTTGGCGACGCCAAGTCGCTCATCTCGACATTCGACAAGGTCGGCAAGGAAGCGACGGCGACGCTCGGTAAGGGTGGTCTCGGCGGCAAGTTGATGGACTTGCTGCCATCGTTCAAGACGATTTCGATTGCTGGCACTGCGGCGTTCGGTGCGGTGTCTGCCGCAGCCGGGTTGGCGGTGAAGGCGGCGGCTGAAGATGCCGAGTCACAGGCGCGTCTTGCTCAGGCGTTGAACACGACCTTCGGTGAATCAAAGCAGTTGGTTGCCGCGACCGAAGAGTTCATTACTTCGATGTCGCAGGCGGCTGCGGTGTCGGATGACCAGTTGCGTCCGGCGATGACGACGCTGGTGCGTGCCACTGGTGATCTCAAGCAGTCGCAGGACTTGTTGAAACTTGCGCTTGACATTAGTGCGGGCTCGGGCCGTGACCTCGAATCGGTGACCATCGGACTTGCCAGAGCGAGTCAGGGTCAGTTCACTGCGTTGACTCGTCTCGGTGTACCGCTTGATCAGAATGCGGTCAAGACCAAGAACTTTGAGGCTGTCACACGGCAGTTGGCTGACACGTTTGAGGGTGCTGCGGCGGCATCGGCAGATTCAGCGCAAGGTCGATTCCGTGCGTTTCGTATTGCGGTTGATGAATTGCAAGAACAGTTTGGTTCCTACTTGCTGCCAGTCCTGACTGATGTAGTCGACTTCTTCACGAAGAAACTAATTCCAGCGGTCAGCATGGCGGTGGAAACATTCCGTAGTCGCGGAGTGAAAGAAGCCTTGGCGGTATTTGTTGCCGCGTTCGGTGATGCCGGATTGGCGATTCTTGATGTTCTTGAAAAGACTGCGGCAGGAATCCAAGGCTTCCTGAACGGTGTGATTGTCTCGGTCAAACTTGCTTTTGACGTCATCACCCTTGACTTGGTCGGTGCAATCAAGAACGCCGCAGGGTTCGAGAAAGAACTGGCCGATCGAGCGAACGCCGCATCTAGGTCTTTTGATGGATTCAGGCAATCGGTATCGCAAGCCAGTAAGCGTCTTGAAATCATTGCTCAGGGTCCGATGGACGTGGTTGAACGTCGTCTGGCTCAAGTGGGTCGCATAGCGAAAGGCACAAAGACCAGTCTGGATGATTTTGGTGATGGTGCCGAGAACGCTGGCGGCAAATCAAAGAAAGCTGCCGACGACGTGAAGACGTTTCAGGAACGGTTGAAGGATTACACGGCTGCGGTGAAGTCGGCGAAGTCGGCGTCGGATGCGTTCGGTCGTAGTCAGGAGCGTGCGAGCGACGCTCGAGTGTCGTTGGCTGATGCGGACAAGGCGTTGGCGAAGGCTCAGGAGGACTTGGCGAAGGCTCAGCAAGGTGGTTCACCGGAGCAGATTGCGGCCGCCAATCGTCGGGTCGCAGCAGCGGAACGCACGGTGGCTCGCGCCAAGTTTGATGTCGAGGAATCGGTCATTGCGGTCAGGGATGCTGAGCGTGAGTTGGCTGAGTTGCGTCAAGACCCAGAGGCGACACCGGACGAGATTCGCAAGGCGGAGATTCGTTTGGCTGAGGCGAAGTTCGCCGTGGTCGATGCCGAGGATCGTCAGATTGAGGTTGCCACCGAGTTGACTGAGGCTCGTCGCCAGTTGCGTATTGCCACCGAAGGCTTGCGTGAAGGTGACGAGGAACTCATCCCGTTCCAAGCTGCGGTGGAAGATTTGACGAAGCGTCAGACAGATGCAGCCAAGCGATACAAGGAAGCTCTAGATGACCAGACCGAAGCGTTGCAGGAATACACCGAAGCGTTGGCTGCGTTGCAGGCCGTCGCTGCGACGGTGCCGAAAGTTTCTGGCGCGAACCCGGTCACCGGTTTGATTCCAGTTCCACCCACGCCAGTCAGCGATCAACGCATCATGCCAGAGACAGCAGCGACATCGGTCATCGTGAATGTGACGGCTGGTATCGGCGGGAATGCTTATCAGGTTGGTAAGGAAATCATTGAGGTGTTGGATCAGTACACGTCGGTGGCTGGTCCGCTTGACACGTTGATGCGCGTGGCCTGACATGGCGAAGGTGATGCCGTGGGGTGAGACCCTGAAGGTGCTGCTCGACGCAGGATTCATTCAGGATGCGTTCACGCTCGGCTCATCCGTTCTCGGCGGCGTAGACACATTGACCGGCACCACAGCGTTCGTCGACGTCACCGAATATGTCCTCTCCGTGGGCATCACCCGAGGACGCACCGACCAGCTTCGCTCACAGTTCCAGCCAGGTGTCGCCCAAATCGTGCTCGATGACCGCGCCTCGGGCCGAGCCTTCGACCCAGCCAACACCGCATCGCCCTACTACCAAGGCGATCTCGGCATCGCCCCACGCCGCTTCGTTCAGGTCTACGCCGGAACGGCTGGTGACGAGCCGCTGTTCGTCGGACGAGTCCAAGACCTCGACATCGAATACGCCCAACCAGACCTTTCCACCTGCACCATCGTCGGAGTAGACGACCTTTCCAGCTTCGCCAAAACCACCTTACTTGCGTTCACCCCGCCACAAGAACTCACATCAGATCGTGTCACCCGCATCCTTGATCGACCCGAAGTCGCCTACTCAACAGCAACCCGCAACATCTCCACCGGTGTTGCCACGCTCGGCACATTCGCTTACGCTGACGGCGACAGTGTCGCAGCCGCATTGCAGCAAGTTGCCGAATCCGAAGACGGCCGCTTCTTCATCGCACGCAACGGCAACGCAACCTTCCAACCGCGCATCGAGTTCACGTTCGCAACCGCAGTCGCCACCTTCTCCGACGGTGGCACCGCCATCCCATACCAGTCACTTGATGTCCTCTACGGAGCCGAAACCCTCTACAACTCGGTCACTGTCACCACCCAAGGAAACGCCCTGGGCACCGCCACGGATGACGCATCCGTCACCCAATACGGCATCACCAACTACAGCCTCAACGATCTGCCGCTTGCTAACGCCACCGAAGCGGCCACTCTCGCCCAGAACATCGTCAACAAATACAAAGACCCGATTTCAAGGTTCGTTCAGATAGGCATCACAATGAACGGCCTCGCGGCATCCAACATCGAAACCATCGACTCCTTCGAGATCGGTGACGTCATCAGCGTCGTCAAGAACTTCGCCACCGGCGCACCAGCCTCAATCACCCAAGACGTGTTCATTGAACGCATCGCCCACCAAATAACCCCAGGCGTCCATCAGGTGACCCTCGGATTAGGTCAGGCGCAGCTCCTCACATCGTTCATCGTTGACGTCAACGAACTGGACGACCCTGACGTCGGACTAGGATAGCCAGCCGTATGGCCAAACAAAGCTTCGTCGACGGGCAAATCCTGACCGGGGCGCAGATGACGACCCTGCAAGCCAACGACTACAACATGACGGTCACCACCGGCACAGCGAACTACACCCTGCAAGCCAGCGACGTCGGGCAGCGTCGAGTCCAGAACATGGGCAGCGCAGGCACCGTCACCGTCCCATCAGCCACGTTCACGGCTGGTGACGCTCTCTGGATTCACTCGATCGGTTCGGGGACGCAGACGATTGCCGCTGGGACAGGTTTGACCCTCAACTCTTCTGCTGGTTCGGCACCGACGTTGGCGCAATGGGAGGGCGGAGTCGTTTATTTCACCAGCGCGTCAGCAGCAATCTTTTTTCGCGGCGGCGGGGCTGTCCCTTACGGTGTAGCAACCGGCGGAACATCAAGCTCAATCACCGTCAGCGGGCAGAACTACACGCTGCTCACGTTCACCTCATCGAGCACGTTGACGGTGACGAAGGCAGGTCTGTTCGACATCATGTTCTTCGGTGGCGGTGCTGGCGGCGGCGGTGGCGGAGGGAACTCGGGTGGCGGGAACTATTCGGCTGTCGGGAACTACGGCATCGGCGGCGCAGGCGGAGGCGGAAGCCAGACACAACCAGGCGAAGACGGCATCACCGGTGGCGGTGGCGGTGGCGGTGAAAGCTCTTCGGGTGCTGGTGGGGCGACCGTGTGGTCTGTTCCAGGTGGCGGCACAGGCGGTGCCGGTGTCACCGCAGCGAGCCGATCGGGTGGTGGCGGTGGCGGTTCAGGCGGGAACGGTACGGCCGCAACATCAGGGCAAGGCGGCAACGGTGGTGCAGGTGTTGAAACAAACACGTTCACTAGCGGCGCATCACTCCTCAAAGGTGGTGGCGGTGGTGGCGGCGCGTTGAGCGGTGGCGTCGGCTCAGGTGCAAACGGCGGGACGAACGGTTCAACGGGTGCGGCTTCGGCGGCATCAGCAAACACTGCTGGTGGTGGTGGCGGTGGCGGTGCTGGTGGTGCGGGCGGCGGTGGCGGTGGAGCGTTGACAATCACCGGCGTCTATCTGAGTACGAATCAGACGGTGACCGTTGGTGCTGGTGGCGCTGGCGCCGATGGTGGCGGAAACAACGGTGGCAACGGCGGTTCAGGAATCGTTTATGTGAGGTTCAAGGTCTGACATGGCTCATTTCGCACGAGTTGAGAACGGCATAGTTCAACAGGTGATTGTCGTCTCGAACGATGACGCACCGACTGAGGCTGACGGCAAAGCGTTCATTGCCTCGATTGGTTTGCCCGGTGAATGGGTGCAGACTTCGTACAACAACAACCCGATCGAGGGTCAGGACCGCGGTAAGTATGCGGCAGTGTCCGATTTGTGGGACGGAGAAAAGTTCTCCAGTTTAAGCAACGGTTAGGATAGGTCGTCATGGGTTCAGGTTTCCGCAGCTTCGCCTTCGGTGAGGTACTCACCTCAGCCAACGTCCAGAACTATCTGATGGACCAGGCTGTCACCGTGTTCGCCGGTACCGCTGCACGCGGCTCCGCAATCACCTCACCCGAAACGGGCATGGTGTCATACCGTACTGACGGGACGGCCGACTCGAAGCGCGAAGGGTTCGAGTTCTACGACGGTTCGGCGTGGACGCGCATGATTCCAGCGGCGACCACATCTGGTGTAGTGCAAGTCAAAAGCACAACTAAGGACGACACTTTCACGATGTCAAGCGGCACATTTGCAGATGTCACTGGGTTGAGTGTGTCAATTACGCCAACAAGCGCAAGTAATCGCATTTTGGTTTTCGTCATGTTGAGTTTGACAGGCAATAACGGAGTAAATGCTGCGCGTGCGCGGTTGATGCGCGACAGTACCGCCATTGGCGTAGGCGCCGCTGCGGGCAGTCGAGTCCAATCTTCAATGGGCAATTTTGAGGAAAGCGGCACTGCCTTGATTGGCAATGGTGTCATTGTGTTTTCCGACGCTCCCGCTAGTACGTCGGCATTGACGTACAAAGTGCAAATTAGTCAAAATCAGGGCGCTGACGCTATTTGGGTAAACCGTTCCAAGACTGATAGCGACAACAGCGCTTTTACGCGCACGATTAGCACAATTACCGTAATGGAGATTGCGCCATGACCGATTACGCAACCGTATTATTGCACCGTCATCCGAACCGTGAATGGAAACTTGATGGCGATGACTACGAAGGTTTGACCATGTTGGATGACGGCCCCAAACCATCAAAGAAATCACTTGATGATGCTTGGCCAGAAGTGCAAGCCGAAATTGCTGCTGCTACTCAAGCCAAAGCAAATGCGGCCGCATCAGCTCGGGCGAAACTTGCCGCACTCGGTCTTAGCGAAGCTGAAGTCTCCGCCATCATCGGCGGATGAGGCGAGGGCTCGTCGCCCTTCCCGCCCTCCTTCTAGTCCTCTTCGCATCCCCGGCTCGTGCACAAGAGCTTGAATGCCGTGAGGTCGAGGTCGAGCCACAGTATGAGAACGCCTACGAATGTAGGGCGTCGTGGCTTCCTGACGGGTCACGCATAACCGAAGAACAACGAAAGACCGTCAACGCAATCGTGTTGTTGACGGTGGTCGCACCGGCGACCAGGAGACGACAATGAAGTGGCGTGAGTATTTGATCGAGAACGTGTGGACGTGGGCAGGCACCGCGATGGTATTGCTGACGCTGACTGGTTCAACGTTGTTTCGTGCTTCTGTGGTTACGGCGATAGTGGTTTCACTACACTTGTGGCTGACCTCACAGGGAGAGAACAGTGACGACACCTGAAGTGAACATCAAATCGAACGCGACCATCGCAAAAGCCCTCGACCTCGGCCAGCGGCTCTTCTCCCTCTTCCTCGCCAACGCACTCCCGGCGATTGCTGGTGGTGCGGTGATTGGTGTGAGTGTGGCGAAGGCTGCGATTCTGTCGGGCATCATGGCGTGCGTGCAGGTGATCCAGAAACTTGCGGCTGCTTCGGTCGATGGAGATTTGACTGCCGATGAAATCAAGGAAGCGTTCGGCAACGGCAAGCCCGCGAAGAAGAAGTAAGGCGATGACTCGCCCGTACACCGGCACGAAGGACGGTGCTGCCCCAGGGAAGCGTGCGGGGCTCGAGCAGTTCGTGCGTGAGATAGTCAAGGTTTCTGACGGTGCGCTCTGGAACAACGGCACCTGGGTCGTGCGCAACATGCGCGGCAAGGAATCGTTGAGCGTTCACGCAACAGGGCGTGCAGTCGACCTCTCCTACCGCAAGGTCGGCAAGCTCGGGAAGGTTGACGGTCGCAAGCACGCCGAAGCAATCATGGACTTCTTGGTTGCGAATGCGAAGCGTCTTCAGATCGAGTGCATCTTGGACTACTTCCCGCAACCGCATGGCCGCGGATGGCGTTGCGACCGGGGCACCTGGCAGAACTACACATCCAAGACCATCAGCGGTGCGCCGGGCGGCGACTGGATACATGTCGAGATAAGCCCGAAGTTCGCCGATGATGCCCAGGCATACATCGACAGGTTCGCCGCCATCGCCGCAGGCAAGCAGGAAGCCGATGCTGACTGAAGCCTGGGCTCTCGTCATCGCTGCGGGTGTGGCCGCCGTTGGCGGTATAACCGTCGCCCTAATCCAGCAGTTCCGCAAGGAGAACCGTCGTGACCACGGCATCGTCATGGATGCCTTGCAACGGGTATCCC